CTCCGGTCAGATAAAACAAGACTTACAGAAAATATTTCCACCAATAATAACAGAGAGATACAGTGACAAGACCGGTAAACGATTAAAAGATAACGTCGAAGTATTCAATCCAAACTCTCGTCAACAAATAATAAAACGATTGAAAGCTGTGGGGTGGCAGCCCGATCCTCAACGACTAACCCCGAAAGGACAGCCTATAGTGGACGAATCGGTGCTCTCAGAGATTGATTTATCTGAAGCTAAAAAGATGTCAGAGTTTTTATTGATGCAGAAAAGAGTATCACAAATAAAATCATGGCTCGAAGCTGTAGGACCAGACAGCCGGGTGCATGGCAGAGTTATAACGATAGGTTGTGTGACACATCGTATGAGTCATTATAGTCCTAACATGGCACAGATACCCGCAAGTTATTCTCCGTATGGTCCGGAGTGTAGAGATTGTTGGACAGTAGAAGACCCCGTAAATTATTGTCTTGTTGGTTCAGATGCTTCATCACTAGAGATACGATGCTTTGCTCACTATCTTGATAATCAAAAGTATACAGACATTGTTGTTGGTGGTGACATTCACAATGTGCACAAAGAAGCTTTGGGTTTAGCTGATCGATCAGTATGTAAAACTTGGTTGTATGCTTACATCTACGGAGCCGGTAATGAAAAGCTAGGCAAGGTCGTTGGTGGTGGTATGTCCGAGGGCAAACAACTACGAGATAAATTTGAGTCAGCCTTTCCAATGATAAGAGAACTAAAGAATAAAATTACGGCTATGATACGATCTAATCACGGCAACATAAAAGCTATTGATGGGAGACTTTTAGAATGTCGTAGTGAACACTCAGCTTTAAATGTTTTATTACAAAGTTGTGGTAGTATCGTATGCAAACATTTTCTTTGTGAGATTGATCGTATGGTTAAAGAAAAAAAGTTAGATGCAAGACCGGTAGCCAATGTGCATGATGAAGTACAATGGGAGGTTAAAAGAGACCAAGCCGAAGAGTTCGGTCAGATTACTAAACAAGCTATGAAAGAAGCTGAAAAGATTTTACAGTTCAACTGTCCTTTAGATAGTGAATATCACATTGGGACAACTTGGAAAGAAACTCATTGACAACTATTTTTTTATATGTTAGTGATAAGACTTAATATTAATAGACTTATATATGGATAAGTCACAACTTTAAAGGAGAAACACATGGCAAATTCGTCAAAGAACGATAGACCAAAGGATGTTATCGTCCAAGGTATCTGTCATTACAATCACTTATTTGAACCCGACAGTACTTTTCCACCACCAAAGTTTAAGATTACTTTGCAAGTGGATGATAAAAATAAAAAGACACTTGAGTCTTTGGGTTTAAATGTAAAAAGTTCTGATACCAAACCGGAACTTGGCAATTACATTGAAGTTAAAACAAACTTCTATAAAAAAGATGGAACTGAAAATCCCATCAAGCCAAGGGTGTTTGATACTAACAACAGACAACTAACTATGCAGGACTTACCAAACGGCCGTCTTGGTCGTGGTACAGAAGTGTATGTTAAGTTGAACCCTTATCCATACACGTCACCTACAGGAACAAAGGGAGTTACAGCTATCCTTCGTTCTGTAAAAATAATTAAATTTGTAGCAGACACAAGCTCCGGTGCAGAGGACTTCCCTGAAGTTAATGCTCCACCGGTGGCTGAAGAATCAGCTACATTTAATTAGGAGCTATCGTGGCGACTATTGATACATTAGTACAGGATATTTATCGGTTGTTTGATGCCGGTGGTGTTGAACCTACAGATGAACAGCTTGAAGCTTTTTCAAAGTCGGTCACGAGTTCTATTAGAAATTCTTTCCGGTATAAACCAAACGAGTCACGAGGACTTCGTATGTCGGCTCTTGGTAAACCGGAAAGACAATCTTGGTATGAATGTCATCGTCCCGATTTACGAGAACATCTGACAGCTGAAACAAAAATAAAGTTTTTATATGGCCATATACTAGAAGACTTGTTGTTATTGTTTGCTCGTATGGCGGGACATGATGTTACCGAAGAACAAAAAGAATTAGAACTTGACGGTGTTAAAGGACACAAAGATGCGACCATTGATGGTTGGATATGTGATATTAAAAGTGCCTCAAGTTTTGGATTTAAAAAATTTAAAAGTAATAACTTAACAAAAGAGAACGATTCTTTTGGTTATCTATATCAAATCAAAGCTTACGGAGAAGCCGAACAAAACGATAAGCTTTGTTTTTTAGCTATTGATAAACAGTTTGGACATATAGCTGTATGCACTCCGGATAAAAAAGAACTACCGGATGTAAAAGAAAAGATAGCTAAACTTAAAACTTGTCTTGAGTCAGACACACCACCACCAAGATGTTATCCTGACGAAACTGATGGAGTTACTGGGAACAGGAAGCTAGGTGTAAATTGTTCTTACTGTTCATTCAAGAATGAATGTTGGAGTGATTCTAACAAAGGTAAAGGATTACGAAAATTTATTTATAGCAATGGCCCTCGTTGGTTGACAACAGTTAAGAACGAACCTAAAGTTCCCGAAGATATTCCCTAATGTTTAGTCGCATAAAGAAAAAAAAGGTAAAAGGAATTATCTTTCGGTCTATGTTTGAATCAGAAGTTTGTAAAAAACTTATGGATGATGAAGTGTTTTTTGAATATGAAACATTGACCATACCATTCTCAGTTCCCGAGTCTTATCATACCTATGTGCCTGATGTTGTGCTTGGTAATGGTATAATTGTTGAAATTAAAGGGAGGTTAACACTTGCAAACAGACACAAACATTTGTATATACAAAGACAGTTACCAAAGCTAGACATTCGTTTTGTTTTACAAAATTCTAAATCAAAACTTTACAAAGGAAGTAAAACAACTTATGCTCAGTGGTTAGACAAACATAATTTTTTATGGGCAAATAAAACAATACCTCAAGAGTGGATAGATGAAGAACCAAAAGAAGAACCAGACAGATTATTTCTCAAAAGAAAAAGCAAGTCGTATAAGTATCGATCTCTCGACCAGTACAGAAAGGGAAAATCATGAAGGAGAAAACGAAAGAACTTTATTCAGAGCCATCATCTATCAAGCACTTTTGGATGCTAGTGCTACCGAAATCACTAGCAAAGAAAACATGGTCATTCAGCAAGATGCTGTACGATGGTTCACTAAAACTGCTGGGGTTACTGCTTCTTGGTTTGTTGATGTCTGTGATCTTGCTAATCTTAACTATAGTCAAGTGCGTGACTTTGCTGGTCGACTCATCCGTGAGCCTGAAAAGGTTGATTTTGAACGAAAAAGGTTGAATGTGCTTTTAAATATGAGACATGGAGAAGACAATGGCAAATAACGATCCGGTCAATCACCCGGCTCATTATACAGCAGACGATGGTATAGAGTGTATAGATGCGATTGAAGCTACCCTTACACCTGAAGAATTTAGGGGATACTTACGAGGACAGGTTATAAAATATGTTTGGAGATGTAACTATAAAGGTAAACGATTAGAGGATTTAGAGAAGGCTGAGTGGTATTTAAAAAAATACATTAACATATTAAAATGTGAGAACAAAAAAGATGGTGCTGATACAGAACAATAAGTCTCCTTTCCGAACGACAGAATATAACAAGTGGGACAACCCAGCTAAACAAGCCGTTAGAAATTTTTTATTAGGGCTTGGTTGTCAGTTGTCATCCGATATTGAGGACTACAATGCCGATATAAAAGTAGTGGAACCGGAAGTATCCTATCATGAGGTCGAAGTTAAGCCGGGATGGGTAAATGATTGGCCGACATCTTGGGATACAATACACATTCCTTACCGCAAAAAAAGATTAATTGACATGCAAGATTTACCAGATCGGTTAACTTTTTATGTTTTGCGTAAAGATTTACAAAAAGCTTGGGCCATAAAAGGCTCGGAGTGTATACAAATTGTGCAGGTTCCTAATAAATTTGTTTCGAGTGGAGAATATTTCTTTAATATACCGGTAAAAAATGCTACACTTATTGACTTACGATAACTTTCCGTTTTTAGAGTTTTTTGCAGCCACCGGAGCTTGTCTCTCGGTGTACCTGTACGGCAA